CTAAGGTTTGACAACTTTAGACCGAGGTTTGACACTTTTGTTCGCTTTTTGAACCGATTCCATCAAAGCGATTTTCTTCGGTTCCTGCTTAGCACGGCGGGAATAATGCTTCGGCATAGCAACCGAATCTTGGCCCAATTGCAGGCCAATGTCACGATCTTCCCAGCCATCCTCGCGCAATTCTGTAGCGACCGCATGGCGCGTTCCGTGGAACGTTAGATCGGGTCCAATGTGCCCTTCCTCCTCAGCCTTAGCCTTCCACTTCCGCCATGACGCGCGGAAGCCACTGCCAGTCCAAGGCTTACCCTTGGAGTTCACGACCAGCGTTGTTGCTTCGTTCGGCGGTATCGTGTCGAGGATCGCAGCGAGGATGGGTGAAACCGGCTGATCCATCAGCTTGCGGTTCTTTGATGCTCGCCACTTCAACCGGCCTTCTGCGTAAGCCTTCTTGCTCATGCGCAGGATATCGCCCTGTCGAGCGCCATGGAATAAGCCGATGGCGACCGGCCAAAGGATATGCGGCGGCGCATTGGCGAGAACGTATTCACGCTCTTCCGCAGTCCAAGGGCGGTTGGCCTCTTCGTCCTCGTCGCTGTCGATATCGGCTGAGTATTCCGGCTTTGGCTTCTGCGCTCTGCCAACCTTGGCGGCTTCGTTGGAAGCGACGAAACCTTTGTCGACGCCATGTTGAAGGATCTGCTTTAGCGTCGTGAGAAACTGGTTTGCGAACTTGTATTCGTGATCAAGCTTGGCCTTATCTCGCAGAAAGGCAATGTCAGGCGCTGTAATGTCGATCAGGGGCGTATCTAAGCCATCTTCTCCGATCCATTTGAGCACGCGCTCGTAATCGGCTCTGGTGCGCTCTCTAAGGCCACCCCAATGGTCGCTGTGCGTGCGGTAGTCGATGACGAGCAGGCGAAGGGTGCCAGGCTGTGGTTCTTTGGCTTTGTGTAGCTTGTCTAGGCGGTCAACTTCGGCAGCGAGCGCCGCGCCGGTAAGGTGGCCGGGAATAGGCGTGCGGCTGGCGCGGTGGTACATTCGCACCTTGCCGTGCCTATCTTTGAACCGCTGAATGCCTTTGATCTTAACCCGCACGAGATACACGCTCCGCGAAGCCGCGCTTGCGCTCTGCTGGCGTGCTCAATTGATCGAGCCATGCGTCCAGAGCCTTTTGATCATAGAGCATCTTCGAGCCGATCTGAACTGGTGCGACCGGTACAGCCGCCGCGAAGGCAGAGCCTGTCTCAAAGCCGCAGTAGTTCGCGGCCTCTGCCTTGTTCAGCATGCGCTTGGTTGGGATTGGCAGCACCCCCATCTCACTTACCTCCCATAGCTGCTGAGAGGGCGGGAGCGCGGCGGTTCCAGTACGCGAACGCTTGTTCGGCAGTGACGCCTGTTTCAGTCGGCGTTTCGAGACCGCATGAGGTGCACGCAACCCACGCCCCCAACGCTCCACACGGGCCGTGAACCGATACCGACCCGCCGCCGCAGAACGGACAGGGGAGCAGTTCTTCTTTGATGCTGTCACTCACTGGTACAGGTGTGCTTTCGAGGGCGGGCTTGAAGCCGATATCCTTGATGGCGAAATCGCGTTCAGCGCCCTTGGCAACGTCCCAACCTTTGAGAAGCCATTGCGGCTCTGGGTGCCATTCGGTTGAGCCGTACCAAGGGGAAATCGGTACAATCTCGCGCTCGCTATATTCGCCGCGCCAGTTTGTGTAGCCGATCAGGACCGATGGGCCGTTCTTGTCTGTCGCCGGAAACTTATCCAGCACTGACTGCAATGGATGGGAGGCGCTGCGCTTGTCGAGGCAGGTGATTTCAGCGCCTTCTTCCGCCCACTGCTCAGCTTCTCGCTTAGAACGCGTTACGGCAGTGTGACTGCTGATCGAGCCTGCACCGGGCCAGTAGGCTTCATATGCTGCGGCGTCACTGATCTTGTCGGTCATACCTGTTCACTCCTGCGAACGAGAGGGCGGGTTGCTGTTTTCTGCGGCTGAGCCTTTGCAAAGCCTCTGGATTGGAGTTGAGAGCGCTTCGGCCTGTCCCAGCCTTGGGTAACGATGCGGTCACGCTTTGCTTTCTTGGCAGCATCGGTCGCGTCCTTAGCCGCCTTGCATTTGGTGTGTGCCGGCGCAGTGTTCGTGTCGTCGTCAGCGCCGCCTTGAGCAAGCGGGGTAGGGTGCTCGACAAACCACTTTTCACCGGGACGGATTTGCTGGCCGCAGTTGCAGCACTTGCCGTTGTGAGCGAGGAAGATTTTCGCTGCGCGGGCCTTGGTCATGCCCCTGCGCTTGGTGTGAGGGACAAGCTCAAGCATGAGCTATCTCCACCACCTCGACGCCAGCACGGCGAGCTTTCCGCACCATGTCGGCAGTGCCTCGTCCACCGGGGAAGGCGATAACCAAGTCTGGCTGGCCCTCGTTGAGCATCCGAGTATTGCGGGCTGGCCCTGCGAATGAGCCTTGGTTTTCCCAATCGGCTTCGTATGTTTCGACAGTGACGGCGAAGGCATCAGCCCATTGGCGGGCTAGACGATCAGCGCCGTTTGCTCCGCCCTCGATTAGAGCGTCAATGCCTTTAGCCTCGTGCATCTTCGACAGCACAGCGCGAACGCGGGCATGGTCGTCGTAATTCCGGCCACCACAGACGAGAACTCTCATACTGGTTCTGCCTCTTGCGCTTCGAACTGATCACAATCCGAGACTTCCCAGTCGAACTCATGCGACGCTCTACACTCGGCGATATCCATCGCCTCTGCTTCGCTGGATGCCTCGACAATGGTCGTTGCTGTGATTGAACCCGTGCCAGACAGGCGCACTCGCCATTCGAGCTTGTCGCCTTCTTTCTTGCCGAATAGCGGATCGTGTTTCCGCAGTTCGACAGCGGCCATGCCGTAGGGCAGGGCGGCGATGCGCTGCATTTCTTCGGGGCTGATTGGTCCGGTCGCTTTGTGCGTCACGCTGCTTCCTTCTCATCCTGGAACTTGACGCCGTGCTTTGGATTGAAGGCGTACTTGTCGGGTGGAATGGTCAGATCAATGCCCGCCTCGGCATGGCGCTGGTGAACAAGGTCCATGTATTTGGTCATGGCCTTGACGCTCATCAGCCGCGTTACCGGCATGTCGGTGTCTCGGATCAACGCCAGCTTGTCGGCATAGACGAGAGGGCGCACGAGGCGGTCATAGGTTTCGCGGAATTTGTCGGATGCATCGCGCATGATCGGAACGCCGATTTCGAGCTTGCAGCGGGCGCGAACCTCTTCGCGGTCTTCGCCGGTCTGCTCAGCGATTTCGGCGTACCACTTCTGGGACAGGCGGTTCTGCTCTGCGCTGCGGTCCCGTCCATCGGTTATATCGATGGTGAACGGGTGTTTGCGGGCGCGCAGGAAGGCAATCAGCTTTTCGAGGTCAGCCGGGGTTTTGATGATGCGCTGCGTCATGCTGCCATCCCTCCCGTCACAGCGCCGTAAGCATCGCGATAGGCTGCCTGCAGGTTCAGGCGCACTTCACGGTTGAGCGCTCGTACCTCGTCGCTATCTAGTAGGGCGGCAACCTCAAGAAGGGTGTCCCGGCTCTTGGTTTCCTTCGCCTGCCTACAAAGGCTCTGAACCTTCGTTACTAGCTCTACGTGCTGGGTGATGGTGTCGAGGGTCATGCGTAGATCCCAAGGCTGCGTTGGTGCGCCTTGGCGTCTGGGTGACGATTGCACCAGTCCTCATGGCCTGCGATATCGCTCAGCGAGTAGCATTCGGAGCAACACGAGGCATGAACGCCTTCGCGCTTTTGAATGTGCTGCGAAGAAAGCTTGAAGTAGCCGTTCGACTTTGGTCCTTCGTCTGTATCAAAGACTTCTTTGAAGTGATCGGGTCGCACATAAACAACCACGCGGCCACCCGCTGCCACTCTGACAACATGACCTTCAACATGCGCGTTTACACGTTCCTCATCCCAATATCCGGTCACGCAAGCGCGCACAGGCTCGCCAGCAGCGAACATTGGACGCCGCCAATCGCATTTGAACTTGATCGAGGTGAGGCCCAGTCCTGCCAGCGACTTCTTGAGCTTGGCTCGCTCTGCGCATGGGCCATTCCCAAAGACGCAGCCTTTGCATGTGCGGTAGACGGTCATTAGAAAACATCAGGGCCGTTTGTTAGACTGCGCCCTGTCCCTGAGAGGAATGGGGTTACTCGGCCAAGAGGCTCGCTTGCGCAGGCGATGGCGGAGTTGGCGTCGAAACGCGCTTCATCGCCCGCTGCTTGATCTTGGTCGCGATATCGAGATTGAGTTCGTCGCTGGTGAGCGTGGCTTCCACGTCCATCTCTGCCCATGCTTCCTCGACGGCGTCGGCGGTGTGAGCGCCTGCCATTGCCAGTTCGAGGCTTTCGAAGAAGGTGGCCGCGTCGAAGTCCTGCTCGCCGGTTACAGCTTCTGGGATTTCGTCAGCAATTGGCTCGTCGGCTTCGATGATTGTGGGGCTTGGCGGTGTTGGTGGGGATGGAGGCGTTACAACGCGTGGCTCGTCGGTGAATGGCTCGCTGTCGTGCGCTTCGTCTTGGCTAACGATGCCGCCGAGAACGTCCGCGAACAGATCGTTAAGGCAGCGTGCAGTTGCGCGGCGCTCCATCATCATGTCTGGGTGCTGTTGCCAAGGGCCGGTCTTGGTTGCGAGCCCAGCACGCTGCGCTTGCTCCCAAGTGAACTCGCGCCGCATTTCTTCGCCCGTGTCGCTGCGCTTAGCCTCACACCAGCCCTTTGTGAGGTCGCCGCCTGCTCGAATGAACTCGCAGCGGCCGGACTGACGCACCACAGCCTTGAGCCCATCACCCCACAGCGCAGGGCGACCGTTCACCACTGCATAGGAGCGCAGAGCCATAAGCGGGGTAAGGCCAAGCTCTGCCCCGGCCATAATGGCGATGGCGCACGCGGCGATAGCCTCATCTTGAGCCTTGCCTTCCACCAGTGACTTGGGGGCCATTTTGCCAACGGCCGCCATCTTGGCGATGCGCCAGATATCATCGATCGTTTCCGGCAGGATAACGTTAACGGCACTGTTGGTGCGAGAGATTGGGGCGAGATGGTTCATTATGCAGCCCTTTGCTCAGAAGCTATCTTCATGCCGGGAAGCTCGACGCCGGACTTTGCAGCGCGATTGGCGAGGCTTTCGACCACTTCGCGGATTTCCTGCCGATCCTTGAGCGCCATAAGCAGAGCGTCGAAATCGGTGATCTGTGCAGAGACGAACGTGCGAAGCGAAACCTTGGCGCCAGTGCGACCAGCAGCGGCGTTGCGTGACTGCGCGTCGCGCTCTGCCTGTGCGGCTTCGTTGGCGAGGCGCTCAGCTTCCTTCGCCGCGCTGTCGTCATTCGCGGCCGCAGCCTTGGCGGCCGCTTCGTCGGCTTCACGCTGCTTGCGCTCTGCCTCTTCCCGGGCCTTGCGTTGGCGTTCCTGCTCCATGCGCTGCTGTTCGAGCAGAAATGGGTCGATGTGCCGCTTAAGCTTCTTGGTGAGGGTGTCAGGCTCTTCCTTGAGGTCGCGGAACTTGTCGTCAACAGCGCGGCCGCCGTCGAGGAATGGCTGCTTTTCAACCTTGTGCAAGTTCGTTGCCTTGGACTTGATGCCAGACAGGCGCTTGGTCAGAACTGCGATCTGGTCAGCGTGTGCCTGATCTGTGACGGGTTTTGCCAGCAACTCGGCCGCGACTTCCTGTTCGGCCGCAAACTCAATCTTGAGCGCTTCGAACGGGTCGGCCGGCATGTTGCTCGGCACCGTTGCCTTGCGCGGCTCGTCAGACCACTCGCCGCCGCCAGTGACCTTGCGATACTCAGCTTCGGTGATTGGTTTGTCGCAGACCCAAGTCCAGATATCGGCAGCATCAGCACTCTTGCCGTCGACAAGCGCAACGAACGCGCCGTCCTGCTTCCAGATTGCGACCGGCACGAAAGGGCCGTCCTTGAACAACCGGCGGCGATAGAAACCGCACTGCGGATCGCCATCGGAGATTGGCCCGAGGTTGCCAGCCAGGGCGTTGGACCAATAAGCGTAGTCGGGGTGTACCTGAGACATTTTCTTATCCTCGTAGCCAGTGAGCGAGTTGGAAGAGAGCGGGGAACAGAGTGAGCATCAGGACGACTTCGCCTGCGGCTCCGATGATCTGTTCGCGGAATGTGAGGGGGCGGGGCTCTTGGCGGGCGGTCATGCTGGGTATTCCTTCGCGATGGCGTCCGCTGTCCGGTCTGCCTGTTCGGGGTTGATGCGGCGGAGTTCCGCGAGGTTGTGACGCTCTGACCAAAGAGGCTTGGAAGCGCGCTTGATTGCTTCCTGTGCCTCGTCAAAGCGGGCTTGTTCGGATGGGGTGAGGGTCATGCCGCAGCCTCACGCTGATAGGCGCGCCGGTTCTGAATGTTGCGCTTGATGGCGCGGCGGGCACAGTCGATCAGCTGGCCAACCATTTCGTCGATCGCGGCATCATCAAAAAGCGATAGGCCGTGAGTGCGCAGCAGGTCGGATACGGCGTCATTGCCGCTAACCACTGGCTTGCCGAAGCTGAGAATGAAGCTCTCTTTGCGTTCGCGGGTAGCTTTCATCGCCATCACTCTGCAGCCATGAGGGTAGGGGCAGGGCTTGCGGCCATAGCCTCGGCCAGCGCTTCCCATTCCATATCGGTGATAGCGGCGCGGTCGCGATGCCAAGGGGCTTCACCCTTGTAAGCGTGCTCAACAGAGCCGCCAGCAGGCACGGTGAAGGTGTCGAGAGCATCCCAGCCAGCAGCGTCGTCGGTGCAATACTGCACGATGTAGTCAACGCCATCGAACTCAACGCCGTAGACTTCTGCGGAGCCGAAATCTGGAACGATGATTTCAACGCCGGTCGTCAGTCGTTCGATTGGGATCAGGTCGCTGGCCATTTCTCTTCATCCTCCTATTGAGCCGATCTGCGTTTGCGTCTTCGGGCTCGGTTGATGAAATGATGAAAGCATATCTTTCACTTGCTTTCAACCCGAAAGAAAGCAAATCTTTCATTTTAGAGTGCAGGGTGCTATAAGCAGGTGTCAGCGCAGAGGCGCTGAGGTGCGCGGTGCAAAGAAAAACCCCGCGCAATGGCGGGGTTGAGGTTATCAGAGCGATTGAGCTGCTCCGCGCAATACTGACAGTCCAGCCGTCCAGCCCGGAATTAGATGCAAAAGTAGTTAGAGCGACGGCTCATGTCGTGTTCGATTGGGCTCTACTGGGTGCTGAACCACTATCACTTCTCGCCGACCTCCTAAAGACAACACCAGTCCTACTATGAGGAGGATTGCACCCCCTATGATGCCGATAAAAGCAGAGATGCCAGTCATTGTTGTGGCTGCGATGCCTGCACCTATTGCTGTGCCAACTTGATTACCGCTCTCCTGCATCAGGTCGCTTGCAACCCGGCCTGAGAGCATCATCATGGACAGCGGAAGTGCTAGCACGCTAACGCCAGCCAGAAGGAAGCCACGGCCAAAGGCTCGCCGGATTGTAGGGGCAAAGAAGCCGAGCAAAGCCCCAATCCCTACGACGACGAAGAAGACCCAGGAGGTATTTCCGTTGCCGTCACCAAAGGCCGCGAAAGCAGGTATGAGAGCAATACCGCTCACAATTCCCAATATCGCACCAATGGCGGTTCGAAAAACATGTTTGACGTATTTCATGGCCCCTCCCAAGCGCCCCTCAGCGCTGCTCTAGACAACAACGAATTCGGCCCAAGAGTCCATAGGCAAAGAAAAACCCCGCACAATGGCGGGGCCTGATCATCCGACTATTGCTCGAGAGCCCGCCTGTGGGGGTATAGGCGGGCTCTCTGTGTCGAAATCCTTTGGAGGTCAACACCTTGAGCTTAGGCGGTGGGCTCAGAGCCCTATATAATACTTTGGACTAATGCGAGATGCGGCCCTGCTTTAGTGCTTGTTATCGGCAAGCGGAAGGCCATCTATCTCAGCCTCAAGGAGATAAATAGCAGCCAGTCGAGGCGGAATTGTCGTTACGCTCCTGCTGACCATTTTGCCGTTGATGTTCGCGTGGATCATCGCGTTCTCCACGAAGTAGGTGGCCTTATATGTAGTTCCGTTTCTAGACACCTCTACCTCGTGGATCTGGTTTTCCTCGTCCATGGGAGTTCCTCCGTGCTATTGCGGGCATAGCATCGTGACTCCAATCGAATATTGAGACAAGAAAAAAGCCCGTCGGCGCGGGCTGGGGTAGGGCGGTGTGTTGGACAGTTCCTATCGGTTTGTGCGGATCATATGATTTGAAATCTCGACCCACAACCGGCGAGCGGCAGGCTTTTCGCATCTAAAATCCCATTCCAATTCGATTAGCGAAAATGCTTGGGCGATACGGTTTGCTGCCTGCACCTCACCGCAACTTATGCCGAGGAAGCAGAGCGCTTTGAAGCGGTCGTCTTTCAGCGGCTTTCCGTAACTTCGGGCAATCCGGTTCATATCGTTATCGATGGCCACCAAGATTGCGTCGTTTGCAAGCGCAGTTTCACAAACGACCGTGTCGGAAATGCCTTCTGCCAGAACCTCGTTGTACAGGATAGCGATGTGACCTCGTTCTCGAATCGCATTTGCGACGGATACCGGGGCTCCAGCATCCAGCATAAACCGCATTGATTGCTGAGCTCTTCTGGTCACGCTGCCTTATGTGCTATTGCTGCTTCAACGTCTTCGCGGGTTAACGAGGGATACTGCTCGATGATTTGCTCGACCGAATAACCCGCATCCGCGAAGGCCTTGATGCTCCTGACAGGGATTCTCGTACCAGCGATCACCTGCTGATTATGGGCGACATTCCTTGATTGTGCGATCTGACCCACTTCGGAGCCTTCGCGCTTCCTCATCGCATCTACGGCGGCGTGCAGTTCTCCCGCCACAACCTTGAGCGGGATGCTCAATACGCCTTGCTGGGAAACAACTTCCTCAAGCGCTCCGGTATCAGGGTTATGGAAAACGACCTGCTTATTCAGCACATACAGGACTGTACTGGCCCAAATATCATCCCCCAGATGAGCCAGTCGCTCCTTAACGTCTCGAAGGTGCGCCAGGCTGACCTTGCTTTCATTGCGCAACGCATTGAGCACCTTTAGGGAAACTAGATCCCGGAAGGTGTAAAGCCTGCTGTAGGGAAGTCTGCGATTTTCGTTGGCAAGACTGGGCGCAAGGAAGCCCGTCCGGTCCCAATAGCGCAACTGTGTCACACTAATGCCGGTGAGTCTCTCCACTTGATCCTCGGTAAAGGCCGAGATTACCGTCGTTTTCTGGTCTTGCTTTTTCATGTCGTATCACTAAGGGATCGTAACGCGCGCGAGGACATTTCGAAACACAAATATCAGCTAGGCGCGTGATTAGCCTCTTCGTGGTTTACGTCCTCTTTCCACCCAATAGCCGCAAGCACTGCATACGCTGCTCTATCCCCTCCCAAGCGCCCCTCAGCGCTGCTTTAACTTGCTCTTAGGAAATGACGGACTCACCCAGAAACGATAAGCAAAATATGCAAGTATGATACAGGACGAGCCAATAAACATGCCTTCCGTTTGGACTTGATAGACGGAGCCGCTCATAAGTGTGGAACATGAATGAAAGACGCCCAGTAGCCCAAATCCCCCGAGGATGGCTGTAGCCGGTACGCCTACTATCGGCTTCCAGAGTGCAGGCTTTTGAGTGTTGTGTGAATTCATCCTGATCTCGTGAATATTCGTGAGTGTTCAATAAGTCGTCGTTATTCTACTCAGAGAAGCCTACTTATTTTATTTCCTCCACTGGAACCAGCCGATTATGCGCCCGTATACTCGGACATCTTCTCGCAATAGCCGGTCAGTGGGGTAGCGTTCGTTGTTGTCTGAAATGACATCGATATGCGGCGAGCGGGGCACAAGTCGCAGGCGCTTTACCACAAGACCATCACCAGCATCGAGCGCGTAGATGTCGTCTGGCGGCAGCTGGTTCTGCTCTGTGTCAACGAACACCACTGATCCGCCAGCAAGCGTCGGCTCCATACTGTCGCCCCGAACTTCCCAAGCATAGACACCGCGTCCATTACGAAACGCGCTCACCATGTATTCAGGGAACGTCCAGAAGCCGCGTAGCTGATCCGGGTCGGTCGGCATCCCATTATCGACGCCGCTGATGACTTCCAGCAGGCCGCCGCCGCCCAAGGATCCGAACAAGTTCAGGTCTGGAATGCGCACCAGGTTAGTAGGGCGAGGAATTGGCGCTACGTTCTGCGACGGGTCCATGTCGCCGCGACCGGTTGCAAGCCACTCGTAAGATACACCGGTGCGTTCGCTGATCAGCTCGAGGTTTTCTTCCTTGATGCCCTGATCGCGTTCCCAGTTTCCTACCGCACCCCGAGTGACGCCTCCGAGCATGTCTGCAAACGCAGATTGAGTGAGCTGGAGTTTCTGCCGAACGGCGAGGATTCTTGAGCCTTTGGTTTTCATGAAGCGAATAATGGCGAAAGCGCTCCTTTCATGCACTGAAAGTTATGCTTGCATTGAAATGAAAGAAATGCTTTCATTCGTGTATGGAAACACCACTTGAACGAGCAAAAGAGGCGCTTGGCGGTCCTGCGGGTCTCGCGAAGGCGCTTGGTAACATCACGTCGCAAGCGATCTCCCAGTGGAGGCAAGTTCCTCATGATCGGGTGATCGACGTTGAGCGCGTCACTGGCATCTCGCGCCACGAACTGCGCCCAGACCTTTCAAAGATATTTGTCAGCACAGCTCCAGAGCAGGAGAGCGCATAGCCATGGCCGTAGAAGACAGCGTTGCAGACGAAATCATCCAAAGCGCGTTCCGCCGCTGGTCCAACTTGGAAGACAAGAAGGACGAAGTTTCGGCGGACATGAAGGAACTCATGGCTGAGCTGAAAGGTCAGGGGCTGGACCCCAAAATCGCCCGCGCTGCATTCCGCGCCGAACGCTTGGCGGCAGACGCTGGCAAGGCGGCAGAAGTCGAGGAAACAGAAGCACTTGTCGACCTTTACCGCGCGGCCCTCGCGCGTAACGCGCGTAAGGAGGCTGCGTGATGGGTGAAGTTCATGCGATGCAATGGCGCTCATGTCCGCGTTTCCCAAACTTTGAAGTGTCCGAGTGGGGTGACGTTCGTCGCGCCGTGGATGTTCACGGGGGCTCTGCGGGCGAGCGATTGAAGGGCTTCGTGGATGCCGATGGTTATCGTCGCTACGTTCTGACCAATACCGAAGGACAGAAGCACCACGTCACCGATTATCGGCTCGTGGCTGAAGCTTTCATTGGTCCTGCGCCAAGTGAGCGTCACGAAGTAGCGCACAACAACGGCTCGCGAGTATGCGCGCACTACAGCGAATTGCGCTGGGCCACGCGCAAAGAAAATCATGGGGACATGAAGGTCCACGGAACCGCCCCGGGCGTTGGTCAGGACAATCCAAGAGCCAAACTGACCGACGCTGACGTAATCGCACTTCGCCGAGAGTATCGGGCCATCAAAAACCGTCTGGTGGCTAAGAAGATATCGGATCTGGCCAAAGAGTACGGACTGCATCACGCGACGGTGTGCAGCATCGTGAGCGGCAAGTCGTGGTCCCATATCCCGTTGGAGGCCGCGTAACATGCGCAGCCGCTCCACCAACATTCCCGCACCATCGGACAGTACGCTGCGCTTTGCGTTCGCTGCCCTAGCTGGCTTTGCCGTTCTGTTGGTCGCTGCCGTCATTCTCAACGCTACGGGCGGGGGCATCTAATGGCCCTCGCTCTCAAATACGATCGCAAGCAAAGGCACCAAGCGATAGATGCGCAGGTGGGTGCCTTTCCTCGTCGTCGTGACATTCAATCTGTCCATTCGGCTCGCGTTTCCTCCCCGCGCAGCCGTGGGGCCGGTGCGTTCTCCTCCTCCCTCGCACTGGCCCAACCCTTTTCGCTGAGCGCGCTTTCCGCTGCTCGCATCCGACTTTCCCAAGCCTTCGGCATCAGCCTCCAGCTTGGGAAACATGAGTATCAGCTTGCTTCTCAATTCATCGCTGATCTCAACCATAAGAGTGTTTTCCTTCGTGTCGGTTCGGGGGCAATCCGACCATGACACCGAGGCTCTCCAACCAAATGGAAAAGTTCTACAAGTTCCCGGACCCGCCGGAGTTGGCGGTCCAATTGCGTACTTATTCGGTCCAGCGTTGGCCGACGATGAACCACGAGTGGCGCAAGAATAAGCTCGCCTCCATCCTCCGCATGAAAGCCCGTCGCTTGGCGTCCTATTGGTACGCCGAGGAAAGCTTATCGCCGCGAGTGGATGAACTAGAAGCGATCCTCGCCCTGCTCAAATTGCCTGAAGAAGTCATTGAGAGGGAAAACCTGAATGAACTCCAAGCCCTCAAGGAGCGAGTTGCTCGCCTCGAAGCACTCCTTGCCCAAGCAGGAGCGCTTGATCTTGGCGAACAGGTGGATGGCGGAAGCTAAAGCGCTTCTCGCCGACGCCGAGGAAATGAACCCGACCAGCCTTCCAAACAACCGACCTAAGCCCGAGGAGGGAAGTGAATGAAACTGTTTCGCCGCCTCATGCGCGCCTTCCGTGCAAAGCCGCAGCTCGTGTTCAGCCGCTCAAAGAAAGCCGCCAAGGCTCTCACTGACAGCGACACCAACCTTAAGCTCGCCAACGAGCTCGCCAGCAAGGGCGAATACGTGCCGGCGTATTTCAGATCGGCGGTGAAACATGGCTAGGGCGCTATCAACGATTGAACCATATGGCGCTGCTGCGCGCCGCGAGCGCCTTCGTCGCTCATTGAGCACAGTGGCTCCGCTCTTTCACATGGGCTTGGATACCGTGTCTATCGCGGAACGCCTGCACATGACCGAGGCAGAAGTTTACTCAACCCTGGCTCAGCGCTCGCGCCCCCAGACGCCGCAGCGCGCTCCATACGCGGGGGCAGAGCGATGAACGCTATAGCAATGGAACACTTGGCCCGCCGCAAGCGCCTTGGCATGGAGCCTGCAAAGCCAGTAGTTCGGGCGCTGATTGTCTCCGACCGCGAGCTAGAGCAGGTCGTCGGGAAGATGGTCGCTGGCATCACACTCAAGAGCGTCGATGCAAAGATTGTGGAGCTACTGGAAGGCCGCAGCGACGCGCGTCTTAGCGGCGTAGTCGAGCGTGCCATTCGGGCGGGTTATCGGCGCGAACTAACTCGGCTGCACGAGCTGCGCCGTGAGAATGATCGTCTGGAAAGGGCTAACGAGGCGCCTAGCCAGAAGACTGCCAGCGTAGACGGGATAATCGAAGCTGTTGCATTGGCGCACGGTTTCACCGTGGCCGAGATGCTAAGTGCGCAGCAGAGCCAGCCAGTGGTTCGCGCGCGCCAAGAAGCCATGTACCGCCTGAGCACTGAAACGAGTTTGTCTAGAGCTGGGATCGGGCGGCGATTGGGCGGGAAAGACCACACAACGGTCATTCACGGCATCAAGCAGCACAAGAAGCGCATGGAGGCACAGCAGCCATGAGCCGCCCTTGGTATCGTCGCTTCCCCGACAACTTCATTGCAGGAACCGTTGGGCTCACTCTGGAAGAGAAGGGCGCTTACAGCCTCGTACTCGACCTGATGTATGTGCGCGGCGGTCCAGTTCCTGATGAGCCTCGCTACATTGCTGGCGTGTGCAATTGCTCCGTTCGCAAGTGGAACGCGATCCGCGAAAGGCTGATCAGCCTCGGCAAAATTCATGTCGTAAACGGCTATCTCACCAACGAACGAGCAGAAAAAGAGATCGAAAACGGCGCGAAAGATGCTCAAGAACGCGCTGAAAGTGGAAGAAAAGGCGGCGCAAAAACTGCCGAAAATCGCACCAACATCAGCAGAAACAACGCTGTAAGGCCAGCTAAGCTCCAGCACGCGGGCGCGGTTCTAAATCAAAATCAAAATTCAGTTCTTAAGGGCGATTTTTCTTCTTCTCAAAAGGGCGAAGGAAACGATGGCGTTCGGCTAGATCGATGGGCCGATGAAGACCTGTTCAAAGCCTGTGAGGCGGCGATGGGCGAGAAGGTTCCTGCGTTCCTGCAGTTCAAGGTTTTCCCTGCCGAGGTTGTCGAGCAGGCCAGGGGCTCGATGGGAGTTGCAGCATGAGCCTCACATACGGAAGCGTTTGTTCTGGCATTGAAGCCGCAACCATGGCCTGGCACCCGCTCGGTTGGAAGCCGGCGTTCTTCTCAGAAATCGAGAAGTTCCCTTCTAACGTTCTCGATCATCATTACCCAACCGTCCCGAACCTTGGGGACATGACCAAGTTTCAGGAGTGGCCAGATCATGCAATTGACCTTCTTGTCGGAGGAACTCCCTGCCAGTCGTTCTCGATCGCAGGCCTCAGAGCCGGATTGGCTGACCCTCGCGGCAACCTCATGCTCACCTATCTTGCCATTGCTGCACGATATCAGCCCCGCTGGCTGGTCTGGGAGAATGTCCCTGGTGTTCTGTCCAGCAATGGAGGACGGGACTTTGGCACCTTCCTCCGGGGGTTGGCAGAACTCGGGTATGGGTTCGCCTACCGAGTGCTGGACGCTCAGTTCTGTCGAGCATATGGATATGAGTGGGCGGTCCCACAACGCCGACGCCGTGTGTTCGTTGTCGGATATCTTGGAGACTGGCGCCGTGCCGCAGCGGTACTATTTGACGGCCAAAGCCTGCGCGGGGATCCTGCGCCGTGCCGGCAAACGGGGCAAAGAGTTGCCCCCACAATTAGCGCGCGCACTAAAGGCGGTGGCGGACTTGGAACCGACTTCGACCTCGATGCAGGCTTGATCGCGAACTCTGGCGACGTGGGCTATTGCCTTACTGCCCGCGGACAACAGAGCCTCGACGCGGAGACGGAGACGTTGCTTGCGCAGCCTATCGTTATGATGGAGCGCGGGCGCGCTGATGGCCCTTCGCTCGAAACACGGCAGGACGGCACAGCGAACGCGATCCTGACGCCGAGCGGCGGGCGGGGGGGCTTGGGCGTCGGGGCAATAGCCTTCGACACCACGCAGATCACCAGCAAGGCTAACCGCAGCGTGCCGAAAATGGGTGATCCTTGTCATCCGCTTGCTGCGGGCGCTCACGCGCCGGCTATCGCGTGGTCAATCATGCCACAGAACAGCGGCAAGGATTACAAGGCGCGGCCCGTGGAAGTTGCGCAGCCTATCATGGCTGGCGGGCCGGTGGGGGGCAATCAGGGCGGCGACTATATCCAGCAGGCATGGGCGGTTCGTCGCTTGACACCAACCGAGTGTGAACGCCTCCAGGGTTTCCCCGACAACTTCACTGCCATTCCTTATCGCGGAAAAGTTGCTGCCGATGGCCCTCGATACAAAGCCCTCGGCAACAGTATGGCCGTGAACGTCATGCGTGTGATCGGGGCTCGAATTGCGATGGTTGACGCCATTGCAGAGCGGGAAGCCGCAGCATGACCCCAGAGCAAGAACTCGAATGGCACCGAGACTGGCGGAAGCGTCTCTTAGCCAAGATGCGCGAATGGTGGAGGCCAGCCAACTACGCCGCCGCCTGCAAAGCTTGGACCGAAGTCCAGATAATTCTCAAAGAGCAGCCAGAGCCGACCGAAGGGGAAACGAGATGAGCCAACAGACTTCTAAACGGATTATCGCCGCTCGCTTGATCCAAGACCCTTCTATGAGCGATGCGGAGTTCTACCATCAGCGCCAGATCAAATCCGGGCCGAACGTGGGCAAGGTCATGGTGCAGATGAACCTTGTCGAATACATCGGCGGGCTGGCACGGCTAGAGGGCGTTTCAGAACTCCAGATCATGGCGGCCGCAAAATATCGCAATGCTTATGATCGGGCACAGATCGGCGGGGCTAGGGCAGTGGACTATGCCGCGGTCAAAGTCGACACCAGCGGGCCGCGTGAAGATGTGCTGACGGCTTCGGTTGCCGATGCGTTAGAAACCTACCGCCGTGCCGCTCAGTTCCTAGGCATGATCCGTTCGAACCTAATCGAACGCGTTGTCTGTCATGATCAGAGCCTCACCCACCGAGGGATGAGCGCAAGAACAAGAGCGCGAGCAAAACAAGATCTTTTCGAAATTCTGGACGACTTGGCCACGCATTTTAAACTGAAATCAAAATTTCAGCCGCCAAAATGATATAAGCGAGTGAGGGTCGATGGCCCTCCAATGAGTTCAATAGTCTTCAGCAGTGTCTTTCCCAGTACTGCCTCGCCTCACGAACAGCGAAGAAAGTCAGCTTCCGCGAACGTTCTGAACCTTAGTTCGCAGACCTATGCTGGGCACGAAAACCACAACTGAGCGGGGTTCTATCAGTGCAGGCTCGAGCGTTGAGGGGTTACGCCCCATGCGGGCCTTGCGTGATCGCACCTCAAATGTCCCAAATGATGAAAGTTTGACACGCTGATCTCTAACTATAGCTTCTGCAATAAGTTCAATCGTGCGATTTACCAGGCTCTTAACCTCATCCCCATTCAAGTGGCAAGCGGCGTAGGCGACTGTCGTCAGATTTGTCCGAGTGATGGTTTTGGAGGGCATTTGCGGGCACTTTTGCTAGCGGGTGGGTGAACGTCAATCACTCGACACGTGCGGCCTAATTTAGGCAAAATCACCTTGCGAGACTAAACGTTTGTAAGATGGCTGCGGGCTTCCATTCAGTTCGATGGCGAAAGGCTAGGCGCAAAGTAACTTTCGATCGCATCACTGATCGCGTCAAGCGTTGCCTCTGGTACTTCGGAGTTTATCGTCAGCCCATCGCTCGCAAGTGACAGTACTGTAAGTGCCTCATTTGGCTCGTCCGCATACAGATCAGTATTAATCTCAAAGTCTGGGAACTCATTCGTAAGATAGGTGTCAAGTTCACCCAATTTACCTCCTCGACCATAGTGCGCTTTCTCCCAGCTGCGGGGCAACACAACGCCGATCATTGGTTTTTTGGTCATATCCGACAACTCATCGATATTTTTCGAATGTGTAAACTCTTGAGACGGGGAAGCGATCCAGATGCGCAGCAGACGCGCATGACATAAAGCGAGAGAATACTATTGACGGCGGAGCACGGCCGAGTATGATTCAGGTACTAGCGGTAATCGCGCCAAGTGATTTGACTTGCTGGAAGTCTAAATTTTTTGGCGGCTTTGGGGGACACACCAAAGTTGTACACCGCTAACTTAAGGGCAGCTGCTTAGGCGACTGCCTTCTTTTTTGTCTACCCCACAACATAGAGGCAAACATGCACATCCGCACCTTCATTGGCGCGGCGCTTGTTGCTGTCTGCGCACTGGCCTTCGCGCCCGTTGCAATGGCAGATCCTGCGCCAGACATCTGCGTTCTCGAACTGCCCTCTCACTCCATCGACATCGCCGTTCCTGATTTCCAAGCTCCGGCTTTCGTTATCTGCGAGCACAAGGCGCTGCCAACCAAGCTCGCTTTCCTCACTCCGGGCGGCGATGATGAAGACGCCGCTCATCCGAGTTTCGTGAAGCTTCCGGCTGCTTTCGACTTTGCTAGTGCGCGCCTGCATTACGACCCGGGCCGAACGTGGGCTTAGCCATTTCTGATTGAATTCGGACGGCCTGCTTAATCGCGGGTCGCCCTGCTTTTCAAGGCTGTGTAGGCGCTGCGCACATCCTTGAAAAGTAGGCTGACTATTCACTCCACTCGTGAAAGCCAATGCGCGTTCTTTTTTCCGTGCTGGGTATCACCGTCAACAAGAGCCCTACCTGCGTGTAATGCTGCACCAGCCTAACTGGGTTGCCGTTAGCATCTTGACCGGCAACAATCAGCCAGTCCGGATCCTTGTAGGTAATGACTCTGACAACGAATGGCTCAATATTCGATCCAATAATTGTTGCCCCGACCAAGTCGGTTTCGTTTTTTAGCCCATCCGAAAACTGTTTGATCGAGTTGTGAAGAATTTTTGCCGCGCGACTGGCCGCAACTGCTTCGGGCCTCACGAGCATTTTTGACGGGTCACTAATGGTGATCATGTTTCCTCCCAGTAATACTGCAGTCACAACGATAGCAGAATGGGCTGGGATGGCAAAAGACACACGTTAATCTGGCGTGGGCCAGCCGACCCCTCATCCGCAGCGTGCGCAGTCTCGCGTCATACCGGTGGGATGCCGGTAATCAGACTCTTGAAGTAAGTGCTTTTCGGCACAATTGAACCTATTCCTGGCCCTCTCGCAGAACCCGGTTGATTTCTGCCATCTGTGCATTTAGCGCTTTCATATCGTCTGCCGAAAGCGACCCTTTTCGCGCCAAATTTAGGGCGTGCAGATGGTGTGTAAAATAGGCTGTTATCGGTAGAATTGATTGTCCGCCGTTACCCTTCGCCAAATCTACATGAAGCGTGTGCTCGGCCAGGGCAAGCGTTACTGCGGTCTCGCGTGTATGACGCGCGTCGTCCCTGTGGGCCTGAACGATCATCGTCGCGACGGAACTAGCAGCACCGACAAGCGCGCCCATTAATGCTGACAATAGCGGAACCCAGAACTCCATTTATACCCCGCTTAGCTCTAGACAAGAGAGCATCTCTGAAGCACTGGCCAAGTGCAAGCAATTGTCAGCAATTACGGCTACCACTCATCACGTGGCAGGGACGTCAAGTAAATGAACAGGCCGCGCCCGCCCGCAGAGATATTCGACAACCAAGCTGAGCCTGTTTTCATTCCTGCCCATAATTTAGTTGAATGGGCGCGAGAAACCTTCATCAATGATGGTGCTGCGCTTCAAAACGAAGACCATCGGCATTTGCAGTGGGCAAACATAGGCGCTCTCTGGACCAATGTTCCAAACGGTCGCCAAGGTCGCCGTGTTCTAGGTCAGTGCGAACGTGGCCTCCCGCCCATGAACAAATGGGGCAGGGCTCGGGTAGAACGGCAGTTCCTTGATTGGTTCGGCCAGGTGCCAGACTTCTTGCTGACGTTCGATGCTGAATACGCCAATGACTGTGACGATGCAGAATTCATGGCGCTGGTAGAGCACGAGCTTTACCATGCAGCGCAAGAGCGAGATGCTTTCGGCGCGCCTCGGTTCAACAAGCAGACCGGCAGGCCAGTATTCGGCATTCGCGGTCATGACGTAGAAGAATTCGTCGGTGTGGTTCGTCGCTATGGCGCAGCAGCTTCCGGCGTGCAGGAAATGGTAGATGCCGCTAACGCAGGCCCAACGATTGCAAAGGTGCATATCGCTCAGGCCTGTGGAACATGTCAGTTACGGGTGGCTTAGCTAAGCTGCAAAGAGCGCGAAGTAGGCAGCCGCGAGGGCGCTGAGTGCAGCGCTCCCATTTAGAGCTGCAGCGATTGCGTTTCGGTAGCTTACCGCTTGCTGATAGCGAGATAATGCGCCGAAAGATGGCACCCTAATCCCATTCACAATTACCTCGCCTTCGCCGTCAACTGAGGCGGAGACACGTACACCAACCCCATCGCCAGTAGCGGGACCTGATCCTAGATCAAGTTTTGCGCGCATTGCCCAAACAGAAGTGAAGGCTGACAAGAGCCACAAGGTGGCCGCCAGGAACCCGAAGACCAGGCTCAGTTGTTGTTGTGACATTTTGTAATCCCCCTGACTGGAGCCTGACATTTACATGGCAAAAGGCAAGCTGTCAGATGACGTAAAAACGTTCATCGTTCAGAGTTTGGCTTGCTTCGATACACCGTCCGTTGTCGTGGCTGCGGTCAAGCAGGAATTCGGTGAAGTCATCACCCGCCAATCTGTTGAAGGGTACGACCCCAACAAGCGGGCAGGGGCGAACCTTTCCGAGAAGTGGAAGTCGCTGTTTGAAGAGACGCGAAAGACGTTTCTTGAGGACACCAGCAAGATCGCCATCAGCCATCGCGCGGTTCGCCTCCGGGCATTGCAGCGCATGGCAGAGAAGGCAGAGACACAAGGTAACATGGCCCTCGCTGCCAATCTGATGGAGCAAGCGGCCAAGGAGGTTGGCGATAGCTACACGAACCGGCGCGAACTGACCGGGAAGGATGGAAAGGACTTACCGGCAGCAGTGTCTCCGGTGACGATCTTCCAGCTACCAGACAATGGCAGGAGTTGAGCCGGGGCCTGTTGCCCCTAAGGTGGTCGGGCCGCAGCCCGGACCGCAAATGACGTTCCTATCCTCAGCGGCTGATATTGCCATTTATGGCGGTTCGGCTGGTGGGGGGAAGACATGGGCGCTTCTGATGGAGCCCTTGCGTCACGTTGCGGTTCAGGGCTTCGGCGCTGTCTTCTTCCGCCGCTCCACGGTTCAGGTCCGAAACGAGGGCGGCTTGTGGGACGAGAGCGAAAAGCTTTACCCGCTGATTGGCGCCAGCCCAAAAGAACACGTGCTGGAGTGGAAGTTTCCATCGGGCTCGTCTGTTTCGTTCGCTCACCTTGAGCACGACAAGACGGTTTTGAACTGGCAGGGGTCGCAGATCCCGCTCATCTGCTTTGACGAGCTGACACACTTCAGCGCCAAGCAGTTCTGGTACATGGTTTCGCGTAATCGCTCGATGTGTGGCGTAAGGCCATATATCCGGGCAACGTGCAACCCAGACGCTGACAGCTGGGTCGCTGAGTTCATTAGCTGGTGGATCGATCAAGACACCGGCTTGGCTATCCCAGAGCGCGGCGGTGTGCTGCGCTGGTTCATTCGCATAGGCGACAAGATCATTTGGGCAGATCGTCCCGAGGAGTTAGCGCACTACACCGCGCCGGACGAGAACGGCGAAGATAAACCGATCCCGCCGAAGTCGGTAACGTTTATCCCGGCCAAGCTCTCGGATAACCGGGCGCTTATGGCTGCTGATCCAGGCTACATGGCAAACCTCATGTCGCTTCCCACCGTGGAGCGTGAGCGTCTGCTGGGTGGTAACTGGAAAATTAGGCCAGCGGCTGGGCTGCTGTTCCAGCGTGGCTGGTGTCAGATCGTAGACGCAGTGCCAGCGGGCGTTCGCTGGATGCGCGGTTGGGACTTGGCAGCAACCCCAAAAACAGACGGAAACGACCCAGACGGAACGGCCGGCACAAAAGTCGGCAAGCTTCCTGATGGTCGCTACATCATCGGTCATCACGTTAAAGACTTCCTGTCGCCAGCGGGCGTCGAGAAGCTGATCAAGAACACCGCTGAGCAGGATGGTAGCGACGTCGAGATTTCGCTGCCTCAAGACCCTGGCCAAGCAGGTAAGGCGCAGGTCGCCAACCTTATCAAACTGCTGAGCGGGTACACGGCTCGGGCAACGCCAGAAAGTGGCGACAAGGTTACGCGGTTCAGCCCGTTCTCTGCTCAGGCGGAAGCTGGCAATGTCTTGGTCCTTCGCGGGCCATGGAATGAAGATTGGTTCACCTCGCTTGAGGGCTTTCCTGAAGCGGATCACGACGACGATGCGGACAGTACGAGCCGCGCCTTCAATGCTCTGCTGAGCGGCCCCATCGAGGCTATGGTATTCCTGACTAAGAGGCACCGCACATGAACCCGCTTGCCTTGATCGTCAACGCAGCCCGCCGTCTCGACAATATGTTTCCGGGCTACTTCGAAAAGCAGCAGAAGCATAACCACTACGCTGACTTCGGCTATCCGGCAAACCTCACGTTCACTCAGCTTCATCAGATGTATAGCCGCAACGGCATTGCACGAGCTGGTATCGAAAAGACCATCCTCAAGACATGGCAGGACACGCCGTTTCTTCTGGAGGCTGAACGAGACGGCAGCGAAGGCAAGCTGAAGAAGGAAACGCCGCTCGAAAAGGAAATCCGGCTTCGTTTCGATCAATTGCGTCTGTGGCAGCATTTGGCAGAGGCTGACCGGCGTTCGCTCGTTGGCAAGTACTCGGGCCTGATCTTGCGGCTGGGGGATAACAAGCGGTTCAATGAGGCCGTCGATACGGTAGGTGGCGGCCTGCTTGGTCTGGTTGAAGTCATCCCAGCATGGGAAGGCCAGTTGACCGTTGGCGAATGGGAAACGGACGAGACTTCGGAGAACTACGGTCAGCCGAAGATGTACCAATTCAACGAAGCGCAGGTTGGCGATACCACCAACAAGACGCGCCAGTTCGATCTTCATCCTGACCGCGTTCTGATCTGGTCGAAAGATGGCACCGTTCACGGCCAATCGTTGCTTGAACCGGGTTACAACAGCCTGCTCGATATGGAGAAAATCAGCGGGGCAGGTGGCGAGGGCTTCTGGAAGAACGCCAAGTCAGCGCCTGTTCTGCAGGTCGATAAGGAAGCCAAGCCCGATCAGATGGCAAAGGCCATGGGCATTGATCCATCCGAGCTGGTCGACAAGATCGGTGAGCAGGTCGAGGATTGGAACAAGGGCTTTGACAAGCTGCTGATGCTTCAAGGCATCGAGGCTAAAACCCTCGGCGTCAACCTGCCAAGCCCTGAGCACTTCTTTGCAATCGCGCTGCAATCATTTGCGGCCTCTATCCCGATCCCGCTCAAGATCCTTGTTGGATCTCAGACCGGTGAGCGCGCCAGCACTGAAGACGCTAAGGAATGGGCGCAAACGAACATGTCGCGCCGCGCGGGGCAGGTGATCCCGAACACCATGGCACTGGTAAAGCGCCTGGCACAATTCAGTATCCTGCCCGAGAAAGACTGGTTCCTCGATTGGACCGATCTGACCGAAAGTTCAATGGCTGAAAAGATCGATCGCGTCGTCAAAATGGCAGACACGAACCAGAAGATGAAAGACAGCAAAGAGGCTGTGTTCTCTCACGAAGAGATGCGCGCTGTCGTTGACTATGAGCCGCTGTCTGACGCGGACAAGTTTCGCGACGACATCACCGGTGACGACGCAGACGACGCGCTCAACCTCCCTACAGTCGCACAACCCGAATAATTCGGAGACAGATCAGTGAAAACCGTCCGAGTGAATGTTCGCTCGGTCATGAACTCGGCTGCCGTGCGCAAGGTAAAGCGCAATGGCCGTGACCTCATGATCGTGCCTAGCGCAACCCTGCCTGATGACGTTGTTATGAACGGCATCAAATATCCGGCTGCGGAGATTGAGGCTTCCTATGCCTCGCTGAACCGCACGCCAGCCCCGCTTGGTCACCCCGTGGTCAATGGCCGGTTCGTTTCGGCACGCGACCCAGAGGGCATCAACCTCGGGTACATCGGCGCATGGAACGAGAACGTCCGGCGTAAAGATGGCCGCGTGTTGCTTGACAAGGTGATCGATGTCGAGGTCGCCAACCGCAGTGAGGGCGGTAAGGCCGTTCTTGCGGCTATCGCGAAGGGCGAGCCGATCCACACGTCGACAGGCCTCATCGCCAAGCTTGAGGCAGTCAACGGCGCGGACGATCACAAGCATGTCGCCCGTAGCATTCAGTTCGATCACGACGCTATCCTGCTCAACGAAGACGGCGCAGCCACCCCAGATCAGGGCGTTGGAATGCTGGTCAACGCGCAGGGGCAGGACGAAGAAATCGAGGTCATCAATTCGGCTCTGAGCGAGGCGGATCGAGACTTGGATTGGGCGGTGGATAGCCTCGCCCGTGCGCTCGAAAAGCGCGAACGCGCTCCAATGTTGGAACGCCTCAAAACCGCAATCATCGATGTCTTTCACGGCACCGGGCGGGAACCCTCTCTCAACAACAAGGAAACCGAAATGACTGTTACGACAGAACAGTTCGATGCGCTTTCCGCAGAGGTCAAGGCCCTCTCGGACGGTATCGGCAACACAGTGGCTCAGGCCGTTGCTGACGCGGTTAAGCCGCTCACCGACAATCTTGCGACGATCCAGGCTAACGCAAAGGCTCAGGAAGATGCTGAGCTTGCCGGTCTGGTCAACACCATCGTCAAGGCGAACCTTCTCGATGAAGAAACCGCCAAGGAATTGACGCTCAACGCTGCCCGAAAGCTAGCCGAAAAGGCAAAGCCCGGTAAGGCCGCTGGGCTCAATGGTGCGACCGCTATCACCAACGCCGACGACGAGTTTGCCGGTGTCGACCTCAACGCCGACATGGAGACCAAGTAAATGGCCGGAAACGTCATCTATCGCGGCCCGGTCACTTCGGGCCATCAGCCACGCACCAGCAATAAGCCGGTGTCTGGCGCCTATCTTCCCGGTTCGTTCGTGGAAGAAACCGCAACCGCGTTGACGCAGATCACAACTGCACTCGGCAAGCTCCCCATGATCCTCGGGACTGCCGACTATAAGGGGCAGGCGGTTTCGGACACTTACACCTCCGGCGATACCGGCGTGGCGTATCACCTTGAACCTGGTCAGGTCTATCAGGCCCGTATGGCGGCAGCCACCTACGCCAAGGATGCGCCACTGACCATTGGCGCTTCTGGTCGCCTTACTGCTGCAACAGCTGAAACGCCTGTGGTCGCGTTCTTCAGCGACACCCCCGGTGCGAAGGCCGCCGATGCGCTGTGCGACGTAGTAATCGCCAACACCTACACCGTACCAGCCCCGGCTGCTGGCTAAGGGAGACAACCAATGCTTCGTTTTACTCCAGAACAGCAGGCGTTCGTTATCGGCAATCGCCGGGACTTTAACGCCCGCCAGGCGCAGATTGCCGAACAGCACGGCTCCACCGTGCTCGGCAACGCCGCAACCCTTCCCAAGGACGTTTGGGGCCAGTGGGACCGCGAGGGCATCGAGGTCCAGCGTGAAGTGCTTTCGGTCTTCAACGATCTTGCGGCTTCCGTCTCGACGCCAATGCCAATCGGCAAGCTTGTTCACCACTTCCAGACCATCTCGGACAGTGGAAGCGTGAACATCTCGCTTGATGGTCGCTCAAAGGCGCGCACTGATCAGCTTGTGATCGACTACCACGGTACACCACTGCCGATCCTCGACAGCACGTTCAGCTACGGTTGGCGTCAAGTTGAGGCTGCACGTTCTGAAGGCTTCCAGCTGGATAGCGCCGGTCGCAGCAATGCGATGTTCAAGGTTGCCAATGCACTCGAAAGCATCGCACTCGACGGCAATGCATCCATTGTTGTTGGTGGTGCCACCCTCTACGGCATGCGCAACCATCCGAAGCGTGCAACCCGCACTACCGGTCAGGCCCTTAATGGAGCGACCGGGGCTCAGTGGCTTGCAGAAATCACCGCAACGCTGAAGCTCCTGCATGCCAAGAACTTCAAGGTGCCGGTAACGTTGTACCTGAACTGGTCGGACTGGTTCTACGCCAGCAACACCGACTTCTCCACTGCCTATCCGAATAAGACCATTGCTCAGCGCATTCGTGAAATCGAAGGTATTGCAGCTGTGGTGCCTGCGGACAAGGTGGCAGCAGGCCAGATCATTGCGCTGGTTAAGAACCGTCGCACTGTTCAGGTCTTGAACGGTATGCCGATGACCACTCGCGCTCAGTTCCGCGCAAATCCAGAAGACGATTACAACTTCGTCACGATGGCGGCGGCGGCAGTCGAGATCAAATTCGACGCTGAGAACAACTGCGGCTTGGCCGTCTCGACGCTCTAAGGCAAGCGGCGGGCCGCTGAGCCCGCCGTCCGTTCCCATCAATCCAGGACCTGCATCATGAAACTCAAGATCACCCAGTCCAGCGTGTTCAACGCCAAAAGCGAAGAGCTTGAAGTGGGCTCCATCATTGAAATTGAAGGCGACACCATTCCGGCTTGGCTCGTGAACAAGGCCCAGCAGCTCGACACCGACACAGGCGGCGGAGATGACACGGGCGTAACGCTCGATCGTGACGACCTTAAGAAGCAGGCTGACGAACTTGGCCTTGAATACGCCCGCAACATCAGCACTGAAAAGCTCAAAGAGCTGATCGACGCAAAGCTCGCTGCCTGATTAGGCGCTTTGCAACGAGCGCGGCCCCCGGCCAGGGCAAGGGCTGGGGCCGCGTGCGAGACTAGTTATTGGCGGTAAAACCACCCTCAACGCACTGCTCTAGGGTAATGCTGGAGATATCAAGGTCTCCTTCTGCGTTGTCACTCTGGGCAGTGTGAGTGGCGTCTGCTTCACTGCTTTCGGGTACTGCCGTCTCAGGCGTCTGGGTCCCGGTTGTGCCTTGCAAAGTATGCAGTTCAGCGCATCGCTCCTCGACTGCAGAAGACATGTCAGCGGGGATCGAGTGTCCATTGATAGTCCGGTCCTGCGCAAACGCGGTACTTGACGCGAGCGCAAGAAGCAGAATCGGTACTGAGATAATGATCGGTTTCATATGGGTCTCCTCTTTTTTGCGCCGGCCAAACGTTAGCGCTCGGTAGGAGTTGCCAAACTTAACCCTTAAGGATTTTTGATGTCCGGATATGGTGACGACGCGCTCTTCACGGCTTGGCTGACGGCGAACGGATACTTGCTGCCGGGCGGGGCTGCTTCACCTGCTGTATTGCGCCAGCGCGGCTCAGTATACATCGACGGCACATATGGAACGCGGTTTGTTGGCCAGAAAGCCGGGGGCTACGCTCAGGAGCGTGAATGGCCGCGCTCTGGAGCGTCTGTGGCAGGCGAAACGATCCCAGACAGTGTTGTGCCGTTGGCAATTATTCACGCCAGCTACGAGGCTGCTCTGCAAGAGGCGCGTGAACCCGAAAGCCTATCGATCATCGGCTCTGCTGCTGAGCGCGTGAAGCGCGAAAAAGTCGATGGCGCTGTTGAGGTTGAATATCAGTCCGCTTCGGCGGCAGACTTTGGCACAACGCTTGTGCCGGTCATGACAGCGGTAGAGGGGCTTCTTGCTCCATTCCTCCGCGTTGAGGTAACGGGCGCGGGTGTGGGTCTCTGGAGCATTGGCGGTTAATGGCTAAGCGCTTCAATTACGACAAGATGCAAGGCACGACCAATCGTCTCCTCGACAAGTTCCAGCAAGGCACAGTGCAGCTCAAACGCATTAAGGTCACGCCTCCTGCGAACAATTGGGAAGAAGGCACCGAAACCGAAACCATCTGGACGCTCAAGGCTACGGTAAAGCGCGTTCACCAGCGCTATGAGAACGGAACCCTGATCGTAGAGACAGGCGACATTCTCACTGTGGCGACGAAATGCACGCTGATCAAAGATGAAGGCGAAGACGTCACGCCGGTTGAGCAGGCCTTCGCGCCGGAGAACGGCGATCTGCTGATTATCGACGGCGCGTTGCGCGCCATCGACAATATTACGCCATTGCCGGGGGCAGGTGTGGCGAGTACGTGGAAGCTTTGGAGTAAGGCTTAGCCGCCCATCGCTAGTATAGCGTGGCAGCCTCTATCCTTATTGATGAAGCTGAGGGTTACATGGGTCGCGCTAACCCACGCAGGAGGACCTTCCTCGAAGTCTACACCTTCCACAAAGCCACGAGATGCAAGCTCGGCTTTGATCTCAATGGTTGTTCGCCCGCGGCGAATGAACTTAATTGGCACCACGTCAGACATCCCTCTTTTGCGTTATAGAAGCAGGACTTTTATTCATGCTCAAGAGGCTAACCCAACGCGATCTACTCCTAGCCCTCGCCAGCGAACGGCAGGCAACGCTTGTCGAGGAATGGCTTGCAGCGCTCCTGTCGATCAAGAACGGCGTAACTATCAAAGGGCTGGTCGCTGAAATCGAGCGCGGCAATGTTGAAGCAGTCGTTCGTATGCTCGATATGGATGCATCGCGCTTTGCACGCTTTGAACGAGCTATTTACGACACCTGGAACCAAGGCGGGCAGGCGCATGTGAGTGGGATACCAGCGCTTCGAGCTGGCGACGGAAACCGCGTTCATTTCTCATGGGGCGTTCGCAACATCGCGGCTGAGCAGGCTATACGCAATCATGCAGCAAGCCTAGTAGATGGCCTTGTCGCTGAGCAATTGACCGTAACTCGCATGGTGCTGGTGGACGGCCTCTCGCGCGGCCAGAACCCGCGGCAAACGGCTTTGCAACTGGTCGGGCCGATCAATCGAGCAACCGGCGCAAGGGAAGGGGGCATTATCGGCCTCTCACACCCAAGCGTGGCCACTCTGAACAAGATCTACATGGGCCTGCGCACTGGTGACGAGCAGGCCATGCGCGATTATCTCGGCTATGCGCTGAGAGATAAGCGTTTCGACGGGAATGTGAAGCGGGCTTTGGAGGCTGGCGAGGCCGTTCCGGCTGGCGCTGTCGACCGCATCACAACGGCTTACACAAATCGCGCACTGAAATACCGCGCTGACAATATTGCGCTGACAGAAACGAACGTCGCTCTGGCTCAGGCCAAGACCGACGCATTTCAGCAGCAGATCGATGCGGGAAAGCTTGACGCTCAGGACGTAACCAAAACCTGGGGCGTTTCAGTCAGTAAAGAGAAGCGCGAAGACCATCTCGCAATGGTCGGACAGAGCATTCCATTCGGTGAGCTGTTTACGCTTCCAGATGGAACGCAATGCACCGGGCCTCATGATCCGAGCCTTCCGGCAAAGCATCTCGTGGGATGCAAATGCCCGCCGGTAGAAGTGTCGATCGATTTCACGGCGCAGGCTTTGCGCAAATATCGGGCTCGGGTCGGTGAGTAGCTTTAGCGCTGCCGTTGGCGCATGGGCGAAGAAAGTGCCGGAAGCCATTGATGCCGTTTTCAAGAACTCCGCTCAGAGGCTAACCAAAGAGCTTCAATCTGAGCTTGGGCGCATGGTCTACGACGCTCCTGCGTCACCTTCTGGCTATCAGCGCACCGGCTTTCTGCGGTCCTCTCTGGTGGCTTCGACGGAAGTTATGCCTCAACTCACTCAAGATAACCCCGGCGCGTCGACCAACAGTGACGCGCTCGGCTCTGTCATGCTGGTAATCAATGGCTGGGAAGGTGGGGAAACACTCTATCTCGGTTACACCGCCAAGTATGGCGCACACGTGCATTTTGGGGCCAACGGCACGGTACCCAAGCCTTGGGTGACGCTTACCGCTCAGCGTTGGCAGCAGATAGTCAAAGAAGAAGCGGCGAAGGTTAAGCAGGCCTTTGGTTTGTAGGAGCGCTTATGTCCATCCCAAGCATCGAAACCAGAATATTCGAGGCCATTAGGACGCGGGTGAGCTCCCTTCCAATGGCAGTAACCTACGAGATCATCTGGACCGAGGGCGCTGAACTTACTCTAGAGCCTTCGAAGCGCTATTTACGATGCACGTGGACACCAAACGCAACCCAACGCATCGCGATCAATTCGGCAGGGCAGCATCGTCGTCCCGGCGTACTTCAGATTGATGTCATCGCCCTCAAAAGTCAGGCCGCTAGTGTCGCTAGAGAGGTTGCAGGTCAGGTCGCGGCGCATTTCCCCGCGGACCTAAGCCTAGAGTTTATGGGGGTCCGCGCTCGGGTAACAGCGGCTCCTTCGGTTTTTAGTCCTTTCATAGGCACGCATGTTCAGGTGCCGGTTTCTATCCTGATTGAGGCATTCGCCTAAATAGCGCCCCTTCTTCTCAGGCTTTTCAGTGCCGTTAGTGGCATTTCCTTTTACCACTCACCAAACCTACGGAGGCCGCAATGGCTAACGATCTCTATCCTGTCGCCGGGATGCGCATCTTCATTGGCGGCGCTATCTCAGTGCCTTCAGTCGACATGACCGAAGCTGACTTTCAAACGGCGCTGGCGTCTGCTGTCGAAATCGACGGCTGGACCCAGTGCGGCGCTCTTGGCGACAATGCTGCTGTCATTACTCAGGCCCTCATCAATCGTGGTCGCGACTACAAGATGAAGGGCACGGCCAACGCGGGCTCGATGCAGAACGTCTTCGCCGCCATTGACGATGATGTCGGTCAGATCGCGCTCATCGCTGCAGCTCAGCCAGCCAACAAAAACAACTATGCAGTCAAGATCGTTGGCAATGACGCGCCAGCACCAAAGTCGGCAGCCGTCACGATCTCTAACGCTTCTCCGGGCGTTGTTAGCTGGGCGAACCATGGCCTCGCTAACGGCACCAAGGTGAAGTTTTCAACCGCTGGCTCTTTGCCAACCGGCCTGACTGCGGACACCGAATACTATGTTGTGGGCGCCGATACCGGCACGTTCAGCGTATCGGCAACAAAGGGCGGTTCTGCCATCAACACCACGGCAGCAGGGTCCGGCACGCATACGGCGACAACCGTTCCTGAGCCCTCCGAGCGCCTGTTTGCGGCGATGGCAATGTCTGCCTCTGATGGCGGCGGCGAAGCCAACACCGTGCGCACGCTCAACGGCACGCTCGAAATCAATTCCAACATCGTTGTCGTAGGTCGTCGCGGCTAATGGATATCAACTCAATCAGGCGCGATAGCGCCTCTATCGAAGCCGGTCAGTGGATCGGTGATATTCCGGGCTTTGGTGATGTGCGCTTCAAGGTGCGCGGCCTCACCAGCCCAACCGCTGTGGCCCTCCGCTCCCGTAAAGAGCGCAAGGTTCCTATTGAAGACCGCGAGCGCGACGGCTCACTCAAGCCTCAAGTTGCCCTTCGCCTTATGGGCGAGATCCTGCACGAAGCCTGTCTGCTCGATTGGGAGGGCATCACGGACGGCGAGAAGCCGGTCGCTTACGATAGCGAACAGGCTAAGGCATGGCTGACCGATCCGGACTTCATGAGCTTTGCTGATGCTGTCGCCTATGCCGCTGGCGTGGTCGATCGTACACGTGCAGGGCAGACGGAAGCACTGTCAAAAAACTCCGCAGCGCCGTCGCGTGGGAAATAACGCACGGCGCGGAGTATCGCGAATGGATGGACGGCGGGCCTCTGCCGTCCTGTTCTCACCTGCCAGAGCTTTTACCCGGCGCTGAGCAGTTCTTAGATGCCTTCTGGCACCTTTCAGCAGATCGACAGATCGGAATGCAGGCGGGGCCAATCCCATCGGCTTCAATCGACCGTTGGGCAGACCGCAACGGGCTCGATCCCGACGAATACCATCTTTTCACACACTGCATTCGCGCCATGGACGCTGAATGGCTGTCAAAGGCAGCAGAGCTTTCCGGCAAGGAACGCCCTGACAAGCCCAAACAGCCGGCCCGCAAAATGTCGACTGAGCTTTTCGATGCGATTTTCGGAGTGACCCACGATGACTGATATCGCAGAACTCGGCTTGGTCGTTCGCTCTGATGGCGTAGTGGTGGCTTCCCAGCGGCTTAAAGACCTTGAAGGGCAGGCGGGCCACACCGAAAAGGCAATGGCTCTTCTGGGTCGTGCAGCTGCTGCCGCGATGGCTGCGTTCAGCGTTGGCAAGCTGATTGAATATGCAGACGCTTGGTCCGACATGCAGAGCCGGGTTGGCGCCGCGATCAAGAGCATGGACGCAGCCCCGGCGATGATGCAGCGCATTGTTGACATCGCCAACGCTTCCTATTCCCCGCTTGCTCAGACCGCAGAAATCTACGCTCGCAACGTAGGCGTGCTGCGCGACCTCGGCTTGGGCTCTAAGGAAGCCGCTGACTATACCGAAAGCCTCAACCACATGCTGGTGATCACCGCGACGCGCGGGGAACGGGCGACATCGGTACAGAACGCGCTTTCTAAGGCCATGGCTATGGGCAAGCTGACTGGCGAAGGGCTTGAAAGCGTTCTCGCTAATGGCGGGCGCGTTGCTGAGGCACTGGCAAAAGAACTCGATACCAACGTCAACGGCCTGCGCAAGCTTGCCAGCGAGGGCAAGATCACAAGCGGCGTAATCTCGAACGCTCTGCTCAAGTCGCTTGAAGATGTGCGGGTCGAGGCGGGTGAAATGTCCGCAACCGTGTCTGATGCCTGGGTCATTATGAATAACAACGTGACCGCAGCGATCGGCACGTTTGATAAGGCTTATGGCGTTTCGGGTAAGCTGGCTGAGGGCATCATCTTCCTTGCCAACAACCTCGATATGGTCGTCGCGGGTGCGGCTGGCCTAGCTGCTGCCATTGGCGTGGTGTTCGCGCCTGCGGTCGTTGCAGCAACGGGCGCGATGTGGGCTTTCACCGCATCGCTCTTGGCAAATCCGCTCACCGCCGTTGCTGTAGTCGTCGCTCTGGTAGTGGCGCGAATTGTGACCCTCATTCAAGAAGTTGGCGGACTCGGTAACGCGTTCCAACATGTTCAGATGACCGCAATGGACGTTTGGGAGCGCATCAAGGCTGGCGGGCAGTCGCTGGCCGATGTGATGCAGGGCATTGCCCTTGCAATCCAAGGGTCGTTTATCCGCGCTTGGGCTGCCATTGCAGAGGGGTTTGCAAATCTAATCGGATCGCTCGGCGGTGCCGCAGGTATGCTTGGCCTCGATGCTTCGGGCGCTGCGGCTTACGCGAAGAGCTTGCACACCGCTGCGGCGTCCTATGAAGCTGGGTCTTCAATCGCATTCAACAATGCAGGGCGCAACTGGAGCAAGGCAACTGGCCCGTCAGCTCAAAGGGACATCATTGGGCAGGGGACAAACTGGAAAGAGTTCAACGGCATGTTCAATGCCGGAAACGACAACGGCCTTGGTGGCGGCGCTATCGGTGCTGCGGGAATTGGCGGGGGTGGCGGCGGCAAGCGCGATGCTTACGGCGATCTCATACGCGGTGCGCGTGAATTCATCGACGCCAAGAACCTCGAAATTCAGACTCTCGGCATGGCGACAGAAGCCGCAGCGCGGATGCGTCATGAGCAAGAGCTTCTGAACAAGGCTGCAAATGACAATATCGCCCTGTCTCCAACGATGCGGGCTGAGATCGCCGGTATCGCTCAAGAGATGGCGGCGACAGAGGAACGCGCTCGCTCCCTCACCGAAACCTACAATTTCGGCAAGGGCATCTTCCAAGGCGTGTTCAGCGACCTTCGGCAGGGGCTCAAGGAAGGTAAAAGCCTCTGGGAGAGCCTCGGCAACGCCGCATTGAACGCTCTCGATAAGATTGCCGAAAAGGCCATGAACATGGCCGCAGAAGGCATCTGGAACATGATCTTTGGCGCATTCACTGGCGGCGGCATGGGCGGCGGAGGTGGCGGCATTCTCGGAGGCATCGGCAAGCTGTTCTCGTTCGATGGCGGCGGTCACACCGGCAGCGGGCCTCGTTCTGGCGGCATGGATGGCAAGGGCGGGTTCCTCGCCATGCTGCACCCGCAAGAAACCGTTGTGGATCACACCAAGCCTGCTAACTCCAATACTGCGCCTCAAAAGTCGGTGGTGGAATTAAAGCTAAGCCCGGAATTGGTCGCCCAGATACTGAACGAGGCTGCTGGCCAGTCCGTCAAAATCAGCCAGGGTATGGTGGAGCCGGTTTCTAAGGCTGTCGACCACATGGCCAACCAGCAGCGGTACGCATAATGGAACGCAAGGTTATTGAGTTCGACGCGGCCCATTTCTTCGCCACGTCCTTTGATTGGCAGATCGATTGGCGGGGGCAGGCAGGGCAGGCGGGCGTCACAGGGTCGGGGCAGGTGGTCTATGGCAGCCAACCACGCTGGATTGCACAGCTGGACTTTGCAACGCTGCGCCGGGATCAAATCAGATCGTGGCGCGGTATCATCAATCAACTGCGGGGACGCTATAACGTCCTGCGCGTCCGTCTCCATGACCCTTTGCAGCCAAGCTGGCAGGAGATCGGCTCGCCTTATCGCGGTCGTCCTGTCCCGCACTCTGACGGGTCTTATTTCAGCGATGGCTCTGGCTATTCTCAAGGCATGACGGCGCCGGTTCTGGAAACGGCACCGGCTGGGGCAACCTCTCTGCGTATTGACGCCAACTATCTCGGCAACTTCATCAGCGCAGGGCACAAATTCTCGGTCAACGACTGGCTCTATGAGGCAGTCGGGATCGAGGGGCAGGGCGAAAACGCAGTGTTGCACTTTGAAATGCCGCTGCGCCGCCCGGTGTTTGCGGAAGAAGAAATCAACCTCAACGCGACGTGCTTGGTGGCGCTTGAGGGGGATTTGACCGGCGCTCTGCGGGTTGAGCCCGGTGATATTGGCGCACCGAGCCTGTCTCTTGTCGAATGGGTGGGGCCGGGTCGCTCATGAGCATTCCAGCAGAAATCGCGCAGCGCCTAAACGATGAGGTGGTGGGCGCTGTTATTTTGATCGAGATCGACAGTTCCGAAGGATTTGTTCGGCTCTATCCGGGCGAAGCTGGGGTGTTCGAGAGCGCAGACAGCAAGAGATGGATCGGCTGCACACTGCTGCGCATGGGGGCAGTCAAACTCAGCAGCAACGGGGCAGCGCCAACTTGGGAAGCATCTCTATCCTATGTTCATGATCCAGACCGCACCGACCTCTTAGAGGTGATCCGTAACTACGGCGTTGCGGCTATCAATGGCCGCAAGTGCAATCTCTACTTTCAGTATTTCGGCAAGACCGAAGAAATGTATGCGCCGATCTGGACACCGATCCTGCTGCGGTCTGTGACCATGCGCAGGCTCGTCTATAACATCGTCGGGCCATCCGAGCGTTCTGTGACGCTGATCTGCGAGGGACCATTCCCATTGCGTTCGAAGCCGCTCAATGGTCGTTACTCGGATGCTGACCAACGCCGTCGCTACCCCGGTGATCCGAGCCTGGAGTTCATGCCGACACACGGTTTCGACGATCAACCGCTGTTCGGGCTCTAAGATGGATCACGTCACAAAGCACCTTCAGCGTTGGATGCGCTCGGAGTTCAAGTGGGGCGAGCTCGACTGCACCCTTGCTATTGCCGATTATGTGCGCGATGTGACCGGCAAAGACCCGGCTGAACCCTTTCGCGGTCGCTACTCTACGCGAGCCGAAGCCGTTGCGCTAAGTGGGCTCGATAACGGGCTAAACACCGTGTTTGCGGGCGGCGCTGAACGGCTCGGCCTTACGCCAACGGATAACCCCAAGCGCGGCGATGTGGCAGCGCTCAAACAAGGCGGCATCGAGTTCGGTGGGCTTTATCTCGGCAGCCGCTGGGCCGTGTTCTCTCTCGACGGGCTCCTGCTCTTAGACAATCCGACAGTTTTGGCCGCTTGGTCGGTTAGAGGATAAGCACAACATGCTCTTGCGCCTGTTCCGGGCTGCTCTTCTGGGCGGCACGATGCTTTTTGCCGTCCCTACGCTGGCTATGGCTGACCCTATCTCGGTAGGCATCCTTGGCGCGATGGGCTTTAGCGGCGCGGCTGGCCTGATGGCTCCGACCGCCGTTCTTATGAGCCTTGTCGGCAACGCCATCATGGCGGCGCTGCCGGGCTTCCTGCTCAACCTCGCCATTGGTGTTGGCCTGACCATGCTGGTGAGCGCGCTAACACCGCAAAAACACGTGCAGATGCAGGACCCCGGCGCGCGTATCGTCAACTTGCGCCAGTCTATTCAGGATCGATCGAAGTCGTATGGTTTGGTGCGGGCTGGTGGGCCGGTCGCGTTTTGGAAGGCCAAGGGCGGCAAGCGTTATGTCGTCGTGCTGCTGAATACCGGGCGGATCGACGGCGTTCAGGAATACCACCTCGATGAAACAGTCGTGACGCTCGATGATAATGGATATGTGCAGCAAGACCAATTCAACGTTATCGGTTGGGGGCGCCAGCCAATGGTGCGCATTGGCTCATTCCTTGGCGCACCGGGCCAGACCGCTCACCCCTACATTACCAGCGCATTTAGCGAATGGACCGCCAACCATAAGCTGCAAGGTATTGCGGGGCTTGTTGGCGTCTTCCAAAACCCTGCGCCTGAGCAGTTCCAGAAGATCTATCCCAACGGTCGAGAGCCAACGCTGAACGCGGTTTTCCGTGGCACGCGCGTCTATGATCCGCGCGACCCGACACAAACCCTTAGCAATCCCGCGACCTACAAATACTCGACCAATGCCGCACTGGTGATTGCCGACTGGATTGTTAGCCCCGATGGCTATGGCCAACAGGTGGATTGGGCAGAGGTTGCCGAAGAGGCAGACATTGCTGACAGCCTTATTCGTCGCCGTGACGGATCTTGGATTAAGAAATGGCAGCTCTGCGGCACCTATTATTTCGGGCAGACCCGCGAGGAAGTGCGCAAGCAGCTCGCCGCCGCGTGCGATGCCTGGTTCTATGACCGGCCAGACGGCAAAGTTGGCTTTAAGGTTGGCCGCTGGATGGAGCCGCGCGTCACGCTGCGCGCCGAACACATCAACTCGATAAAACTTGGCGAAGGTCAGGACGGTGAAAACCAGACCAACGCCATGACGATTGAGTATGTCGAGCCGTCTGCCGGCTTCCGCCAAACACTCTCTGCCGCTGTGTCGATCGCTGATGGCGAGGAAACGGTTCTAGGCTCTGCAGCGGTTCATTGGATACCGAACCACACCCAAGCCTGCGCGGTAGCGAAAAGGACCCTCCACGCGTCCCGTGCACCGTACGACATCACGTTGAACACCAAGCTTTATGGTTTGCTGCTCATGCCGTCGAACAAAGACGATGCAACCCGAATATTCGCGGTCGATGCGCCGGAGTTTGGAATTTCCGGCAATTTTGAAATGTCGGATTGGGAGTTTGCGCCGGATGGCATGTCCATCAACATCACCGGGAAAAGCACCAAACAATCCGACTGGCCGTTTGATGGGCTTACGGATGAACCGGAGCCAACCGCGTTTAACGACATTGGCGGCAGCGAAACGGTTGCTGACCCAACCAACGTAACACTCGCTTCGCCTGCTGCTGGCGCTCTGCACGTTACTTTCGACCCGCCATCTCGGCCAAGCCTGCTGCAAAAGGTGCGTTATAAGGCTGTGTCTTCGTCCGATTGGAACGAGGTCACGGTCCCATCGTCACAGACGTATCTCACCATCAACGGCCTGCCACCAGGGACACCCTATCAGGCTCAGGTGCAGTTCAGGACTGCTACACAAGTCAGCAGCAATTGGGTAGCGTCAACACCGTCGAGTATCAATATTGCCTCGACTTCAACACCTCCGGGCCCGGTAACTTCGCCATCGGTGACGGGCGGAGCAGGGCAAGCAACCTTCTCTTGGACCGCGCCAAACAGTCCGAACTACGTTGGCGCTCAGATTTTCATCAATACCACAAACACATTCCCGACCGGCACGCCAGCGGCGACCGAATATGGGCTTCCGAACGCTGCCGACAGCCGTGTTGTTTCGGGCCTTAGCGCTGGCACCAAATACGGCTGGATCGTCGCTATCAACTCAAATGGCGATAGGGCCGATCCCGTAGCGACCGGCAGCTTCACCGTCACCTAACCCGCACTCACATCATCGACCTTTCGCCCGCCTCTGAGCGGGATTTTTTGTTTTGGGGCAAGCCATGACGCTCGATATTGATACCGTTTTCCGCGACAGCAAGGTCAAGAACGATCCACACAGCGGTGAACACTGGCCCGATAAGCCAGAGATCCGCGCACTTCTGAAGATGATCCAGAACAGCGGTGGTCAAGCGGTTACCCGCAACACAGTCACCGCTCTGAATGCCGTCACGCCGCCCAATGAGAACTATATGGGCGTGGTGCTAACCGGAGCGGATGCCGGCTACTACAGCCGTTTAGACGGCGCATGGGTTAAAGGGCGGGGGTTTACTGATACCGCAGCGCGGCTGACGAACGTTGCTGGCACGGGAAATGCACCAACGGCTTCCACAGTGCCAGGCGTTGATCCGGCACAAGCGGTGATGCTGTTCTTCACGCCGCGGTACCGCAATACTGGCGCCATGACGCTTTCGGTGAACGGCGATGCAGCAAAGCCTCTGCTAACGTTCGATGGCCAGCCAATGGAAACCGATTTCCTCAAGGCCGATGCGACCATCCCTGTCTATGACAATGGGACAGAGTACCGTCTGCTTTGGGATCATCGTTGGGAGGTTCTGGCGGCACAAACGCGCGCGGACAGGGATGCTGCTATTGGGGCACGTGGCGGCGCGGAAGTGGCGCAGGGGGCCTCCGAAACCGCACAGGACCTTTCCGAGGCGGCTCGTGACCTGTCCGAACAATATGCCCAGGATGCTTTTGAGAATGCGACAGGGTTGCTGTTTGCGGATCAATCCGATGCGACAGGTGGGGTTAACACGACCAAGGCCATGAATGCGCTGCGGGTCCGTCAGGCAATCGACGCGCAGAGCGGCGGCGTTTCGCTCATCAACTATATAGGCAACGCCAGCCCTGGCACTGCTGCGCAGGTCAACGATGCACTCGACGCCGTCCGTTCTCGAGGTGGCAGCGTCGAACTGCCGGCAGGAAAAGAGATCAGCGTTGACCAGACGATCGTCATTACAAGTGGTGCGAGTAGCCAGAACCCGGTACGACTTTTTGGTCTAGGGTCAAAGGGCTCATTCCTCGGGTACAAGCCAGCTACGTTTAAGCGCGCACCAGGCTTTTCTGGTCCTATGTTTACCGCCCATGGGAGAGGGTTCGAGTTTGATGGCGTAACCATCGACGGCGATCGTCAAAATGGGCACGGCATTCAGATCACCCGTGGGTTTGAGGCCGCTTTCCGCCGCACGCGCATAATCGGGGTAGTTGGCTTCGGCATCTTGGGTATGGCGCTTTCGAACACCCTCTTCGACCATGTGTTTATCGATGAAAGTGGGTACACGAAAAACTGCGCCGATGGGGCAATGACATCTGGGTCGAGCCAGTTCACTTCCGCGTCGACCACATTCGGGCCGCAGGACATTGGGGCGACAATAACCGTCCCAGGGGCCGGTGTGGCTGGGGCCGATCTAAAAACCCGAATTGCGTCAATTGTCTCGCCTACGGTTGTTCTCCTGCGCGCCCAAGCAGCAACAACAGTGAGCGAAAAATTCTGCGTTTGGGACGCGGCTGCCCTGCGAATTACAGGTAACGGGGATAGTGCAGAATATGTCTCCAACACCACACAGCTCCATCACGTCCACCTAGAGCGGAACAGAGGCATCGATCTCGACCTGGGCTGGGGCAATGACAATGATTGCTACGCAGAATTCACCCAGATCAGCAACCTCCACATCGAGGCGACGGGGCTGGGCGGAACCGATCCAACAAGCACCAAGTCGCGTCCGCTAATCCGGGCCGGCAATGTCCGAGGGCTTTATAGCGTGAATGCTTTCACCTACGGTGGTTCCGGCCCTCACATCTTGTATGAGAAGCTAAGAGACGCTGGCGCCAATGCGGTCAACGGTATCACCTTTGTGGGCGGTCGCATGCTTGGGCATGTTAGCAACGGCGCCATAACTGCTGAAACGCCGGATCGCCTTGTAGACCTTGTTTCGGGCAGCGAGGCGAAGTTTACCGACGTGCAATTTGATACGGCGCTGCAAGAGCACATTCGGGTTCGATCCACGTTCGGGGCCGATGTTTCTGTCAAAGGTGACAGCCACACGACGAGGTCCGGAGCTACAGCAACATTTCTTCGAGATGATCGTGCTGATACGGAATCCGCTCGGAAGGGGAGCCGGCTCAATGGCTGGAGTTCATCCGGCGACACCTTTTTGGAAAAGGCAGCCGGCGCAGCTCTCGCCGTAATCTCCTCGCTTGCGGGCCAAGTTGCGCAACATCGCTTCAGGAGCGGTGCCTCGGGCCGCTGGGATTTGGGCAAGACGGCCGATGCTGAAACCGGCAGCAATTCAGGTTCGAATTTTGTGCTGCTCAGGCGCTCGGACGCAGGGGCGAACCTGGGCGCTGTTATGACCGCCAATCGCTCAAATGGTATTGTGAGTTTTGCGGGCATGAGTATTCCGACAAAGCTCGGCGTGCCATCCGACGCAGATTTTGATACCGCACCACCAGTTGGCACCTTGGTCTATAACGCCGCAAATGACCGGATCTATGTGAGAGGAACTGGCGGTGTGTGGCGCGGGGTACAGGCAACCTAGCAGCTGCTAGGTTGCGCCCCTTGTGGTTACCTCGATCACACTTTCACGCCAATCAATCTTAAGCTTGGGGCTTCGATAAAGCGATAAATTGCCGTAGGCACGATGATCGCAACGAAGACAGCGCCAAAGAATACGAGCACTGGAACATTGAAACCAAGCTTTGCAGCCACAAAAGGCACTGCCGGGGCGAAAATCGGATGGAAGAGATAGATCGCATAGCTAGCAGCGCCTAGCACTATCGCCCACGATGGCACTCTTGCCCCATATTTTCGATCGGCTGCGACAACTCCGAAGACGATCGCGACGGCGGGCAATCCTCGGGTGAGCAAATCAGGCGCCAGCGGCAACATAGTGTCTAGTGAAAGGATGAGAACGAAGCCGACACCAATGGCTGCTAATGCAATACGTTCATCAAACCGCCGGTCCATGATCAAGCGCGCGATCAGCATTCCCGCGAAGAACTCCAGGACGATGGGGTCCAGCAGAACAAGAATGGGCGGGGTGTTTGATGTTTTGAACAGGGAAATCAGTGCAACTGCAGTCATGACCGAGCCGACAAACGCATAGATGTTTACGCGCATCGCAAGCGCGATCGCAAATACGATGTAGAAGAACGCCTCAAAGTACAAAGTCCAGCCGACGCCCAGCAGTGGCTCCACGCGACCATCAGAGTTGTAGTCAGGGATCAAGAGATAGGATTTAGCGATAGACGCGAAATCTAGTCCTGAGTGGAGGACAGCGACTGGCAACGCCAGAAGCACCAACAGGTTGAGGCTCGTTGCTAGCCAATAAAGCGGCAGAATGCGCTTCGCTCGCTTAAACAAGAACTCGCCACCAGACACTTGCGAACCGTCACGGCGAGCCGAAGCCCAAACCATTACAAACCCGCTTATGACGAAAAAAATATCTACACCTACGATGCCACCCTTCCACACCGGAAAAGACGCATCCAGTCTCTCGTTCACGTAAAACGACGCGTGTGTCAGCAGCACCAATAGTGCTGCAATGAACCTTAAGCCCTGCACCCCAGCGAACCGCTGTTTGACGACCTGACCCATAATTGTGCCCCCTAAGCATCGCTCAGGTTATACACAAGTCCAAAGGCCCTGCGTAGACTATGCCTTTATAAGATTAACTTCCGGGCGGCTCAGAGCTGACGGCCGAGAAGCCATGCCAATTAGAATCCCTACGTAGATGTTGATTGGCCAAACCTCCACTGAGGTAATTGTGAGGCCTGCGACCGCAAGGACCAGCATCATTGCAACGTAAACCCATCTATCCCGACCAGCATTTAACCACGCTGCTTTGGTAAAATAGAAGAAGATCCAGAGCGCCACACAACCTAGCGGGATGCCTAATTCGAAAACATATTTTAAAAACACATTGTGAGGTTCGTTCCAGATCGAGCCTGATTGGGCAAACACCTCTCCTAAACCGCTTCCGGCGCTGCCCAGGCCAAAGCCAGTTATAAGTGCGCCCGGAAATTCAGTCCAGTATTCAGCGAAACCCAGATACGAAACCGACCTGCCACGTAAGCGATCGTCGTAGACGAGGGCCCAGAATTCGGTACTGACTAACCCGCCTGAGAAGAAATCCAATAGTGCGACGCCCAGTACGGTAATATATATTCCGACTACAAGCCTTGCCTTAGACTGCATAAGGAAAGTCAATAATGGAACCGCAAATATGATTATAAGGAATGTTCTGGTTAGGGATGAATAGCACGCTCCGACTGCGACCGCCCAGAGCAGCAAGCGCTTTGTTTTGCTAAGTCCAGACTTGAATATCGCATACATCGCCAGGACACATGCGGCTGTACCTAGGTGGAATGCTCCCGACAGAAGGCTTAGGGACCTGATCTGATTATCAATTACATTGCTGTAAAAGTCAGAAGATTGAGCGTTCAAAAGGGCCTGGTCGAAGCTGTCGAAGTAAAATCTCTGCTTGATGCCATAGAGGCAGACATAGATTAAGCTGAAGACGATTGAGGCGCGGATAAATGAGTGGTTCTCGTCTTTGATATGCCGGCCGACGCTTATGGCAACGAGAAGGACAAATGTTTTTCGGAAGCCTTGAACGGCTCCCTCGATTCCTGGGAAGTTCACGAAGAACGCCCACTGCACAAATGCGTAACCAATCATCGCAGCAATGAGGACATCGAAGCCCGACCGCTTCGAAGTGAGCGTTGACATGAAGTATGCGACTAGTGCCACGTCCACGGCGGCAATTAGTGCCCTTCCCAAAGATGCATCCAGCCCTCGGGCTCCGGATGCAATGGGAGCTAGGACTAGGAGAGCAGATAGCGCAAGAACCGACCATTGCCGCGATTTAGAAGAGGTAGTGGTGAGGCGTTGTGCTGCTGTTGCCATTGGTCATGCCCTTACGAGATAAACCGTTGCTTACATCATTGCGTGTCGGTCCAGAAGCGTGAACAACCCTAATTGCGACGACATCTTGCCCATTCGGCAGCGATGGTTGCGGCGGCAAGTTACGCGCTGCGCAGTTTGTTGAGTTGACGAAATGACTTTAAAGCTGATCCCTCGCTATGCTCAATTCCATCGGGGGTTCGTAATGCGGCATAAAAATCTCTACATCTCGCTCGGGATCACTATCGCCTGCGCAAGTCCGACATTCGCTGAGGCTGTCACAGTAAAAAGAGGGGACACGCTTAGCAAAATTGCGGCGCAAACGTTGGGCGCAGCGGATAGGTGGCCCGAGCTGTGCGAGGCAAACAAGGCTACAATTCGAAACTGCAATAGTCTTCCAATTGGGGTGCAAGTCACGATCCCCGCCGGTGCAGTCGTAAAGGACGCTGTGGCATCCACTGAGGAAGCTGAGCCAAACACAGGTGATGACGCACCTATCGTCGTAAAACTTAAGTGTTCTGACTTGCCCGGAGCGCCTGGCTTTAGCAGAGATATCGCCTTCACTCGGGAAGTCGCAGGCCTCTCATATTCGACAGGCGTTGCCGGCCAGATGAACTACGAAAAGTGGGTCGGCGCGATCAGTGATGATGGCTCGCTTGAGATAACTGGTGAATACATACAGGGCGGACCCGATCTGAAGTCGATCAAGTTCGATGGGACGGCGGACGGAGCAGATCTTGAGGCTTCCGGCACCAGAGGCCCCAGGTCTTGCACTATTGCAAGTGTTAGTCCCTAGTGGTCTTCGTGAAAGAAGCGGCGATTGCCATGGCGCCCATGCCTAGCAGGAGCATGCCTGTCGGGATGCCAATCAGGAGTAGCTCGCTTTTCGCATTTATGGCCACGAGCATAGCTCCAATAAAGCTTCCCGTGAAAAGGACGGCCGCGGCGGTCACCGGAACATTGGACACTTTGTCCGTCTCCTAGCATGAAAGTTAATCTTCGAGGCTAAAGCTTCGGGCGATAGTGTCGCATATGCCGACCGATATCACTAGTTCATAGGCCTCGCTTCTGCGGGGCCTTTTTCATTTCCATCATCACAGGAGGCCTCTATGGCCAAGACTAACGCGGAAGCAACTTTCCGTGCGAAAGCGCCTTTCATCATGTCTAAGTTGCTTGGTGATTTTTCAATCGGCCCCGAAGATGCGGCGGCAATCGTCGGCAATCTCGGCCATGAATGTGGAGGCTTTACCCAGCTGCAAGAGCTGAAGCCGGTTGTTGCTGGCTCTCGCGGGGGGTACGGCTGGGCCCAATGGACGGGCCCGCGTCGTCGTTCCTATGAGGCGTATTGCAAGCGCACTGGCAAAGACCCAGCGTCTGATGAAGCGAACTACGCCTATCTCTGGATTGAGCTAAAGGGCATTGAGGGTTCAGAAGGTCAGGCCATTGCCAAGACCGTTGCTGCTAAGGGCCTCGATGCAAAGGTTGAGGCTTTCGAAAAGGCGTTCCTGCGGGCAGGAGTGAAGCACTACCCAAGCCGGAAGAAGTACGCCGGAATTGCTCTCGCCGCATGGCAGATCGCTGGCAAGCCGGTTGTGAAGCCGACGCAGACGGCAACTGGCAAGGAGCCCGAGCCGATAAAACCCAAAGTGCCTATCAGTGTTGCAGTGCTCGCACTGGCCCTCCTCGTGGGGGCCTTTTTGTTTTTCACCCTTCCCATTTTCCCGCGCTAAGGAGGCGTCATCATGGGTGCTCTAACAGGTATCGTTGCGCAGTGGATCTTCCGGCGCATACTTGAACTTGGCGGGTTGCTCGCCGCTGGCCTAACGGCGTGGAACGGCCTGCCGCCAGAAGTGCAGGGGGCCATCATTGGGCTGCTCGGCACCAAGTGGGAACAGATCAGCCTCGGCACTGCCGTTGGCATTGGCGTTGCGCTCTGGGGCTATGCCTGGAGCTTCATCAGCACCGTTAAGCCTCATGTGACTGTAGACGGTCGCCAGACGCCGATTTCGTCGCTTCCGAACAACACTGCGGTGCTTGTCGAGGAAACTGCACGAACGGTGCAGCAGAAGCGGCAAACCCTCTTCGACATCATCGGCGGGTTGTTCAAGCGCTAAGCAAAGCGGCCCGCTGCAGAAGGGTGTAGTTTCTGCAACGGGCCTGACCAAAACGCCAGCTAGGAGCAAGGCGAATGGCTAAGACGGTTCAATGGGCTGAGTCGGTGAAGGGGCGGTAAATGGCTGGGTTGAAATTCGACAGCACGATAAATCTCGGCCACGTCATCACCCTAGGGGGCGTCGTCGTTACGATGATCATGGGCTGGTCCAACATGGATACCCGGCTGCGATCCGTTGAGAAGACGCTAGAGACGGTTACGACCACGCTCATTGAGCAGGTGCGACAGGGGAGCGAATTACAGGCGCTCACACAGCGCGTAGAAAGGGTGGAACGAATTGTCGACGCCCGTTGAGCAGGTTGTTTGCCCTCACCACGGCGTGCCGGCCAATTGGGACTGGATGCCGTATAGATGCGCCGGAAAGCTTCAGATCGCCTACCGCTTCGATTGCTGCGACTTTCAGCTTCACGTTAGCGGCTTGCCAGTGCCAGGTATCCACAGACCCCTTCCTGAAACCGCACGTTTGAAGCCGTGAATTGACGTGTTCCGCTTTTGTTCTCATAAATCGAGCAAATCGGAGAATCGAAAAATGAGCTTAGCGATCAAAGTTGGACCCGCTGTTCAAATCAGACGGCTGTTCGATACCGGCCTCGAAGCAGACGACATTGTCAAGCTTACAGGCTACGCGCCTGTCGTGGTGCGGAATGCCCTTGCGGTTAAGCGGCCCCTCAAAAAATGA